TTTCAAGCGGCGCGGCTCAACTCTACATCTTGAGTGCTGCGGAAGTTGTCGCGTATCAAACCCACTTAGTCTCGGGAGTAACGGCGCCGTAATGCAAAAATTCAACCGAAACTATTTTTTGCAGGTAGGGACTCAAGGGGGCGGGACAATCACCATTCAACCGCCGTTCACGATTGAATTCGACATCACTCGAAACACCTTGACCTCGGCCAACGTGTGCTCGATTCGCATTTACAACCTCAACAAGAATCACCGCAGTCAAATTCGGTTCAACCCAATTGACCAAGGCGATTTTCGCCCGGTCTTTTTGCAAGCCGGTTACGGCTCAAACCTCGCAACTATTTTCGCGGGCAACATCACGCAAGCTTGGTCGATTCGCGAGGGTGTGAATTTCATCACGACCATTGAATCATTCGACGGCGGCTATGCCTTCAACAACGGCGACATCAACATGAATTTTCCCGCAGGGACCGCGATGACGACCGTTGTCGGCGGAATCGCGGGCGCACTCCCCAACTTGCAGCCGGGTTACATCGGAAGCTTTCCGGGTTCGCTTGCGCGCGGGTCGTCCTATGTCGGCAACGGCATCAACATTTTGCGCGACCTCACGGGCGGCGGAATCTTTATCGACAACTCGACAATCAACTGTCTCGGCGACAACGAGTGTTTACCTGCGAATGGAATCTCAGTCATTGACGACTCAACCGGCTTGATCGGGACGCCGTTACTCGAACAAACCATTTTGCACTTCGACACGATTTTCGAGCCAAAGCTTGTGGTCGGCCAACAAGTCCAATTCAACTCGACAACCGAGTCGGTCTATAATGGCATTTACAAAGTGACCGCGCTCAAGCATCGCGGAATGATTTCGGGCGCGGTTTGTGGCGATGCGATCACGACGATTGAAGTCTTTGCGGGGACGGCGGCACTGTCAACAGTGTCGGCGAAAATACCATGAGCGGCCAAAAGATAGCGCTCAATGCCGACCCTTCGGAACCTGCGCTCAACGACTTGATGAATTTAATCAAGCGCGAAGTTTTCTTGGACCTCAATTGTCATCACGTGGGCACGGTTCAAAGTTTCTCATCGAGCAAGATGACCGTGCAAGCGTCGATCAACTACACAAAAACTTTCTTTCGGCTGAATTCGGCCACGAACACTTACAACCCCGTGCAAGTGACGTACACGCCCGTGATCGACGCGCCAATCGTTTGCATTGGTGGGGGCAAAGCGAATCTCACAATGCCAATTGCGAAGGGCGACGAGTGTCTGTTGCTCTTCAACGACCGCGACATCGACACTTGGTTTGCAACGGGAAGCGCCACAAGCCCCAACTCAACGGGCCGGGCTCACTCGTTCTCGGATGCCTTTGCGCTCGTCGGGGTCAAGTCCACGCCGAACGTGCTTTCGACTTACGATGCGGTCAGGGCTTTGCTCACCGACGGCAACGCGAGCGTTGGAGTCAACCCGACAAGCCATTTGGTCACGGTCAAGAATGTGGCGCAAGGGACTCTTGGAGTGATTTTGCAAAATATCATTACGCAATGTGAAGCAATCGGCAACGCTGTTTCGATTCCCGGTGTTCCGGTCAACACTGCGGCGGCGACTCTACTTCTCACCTATGCGACTCAACTACAGGGGTTGTTAGAATGAGCGCGACAAATCTTGGTCTTTCATTCTTGAACGCAGTCGCAACAGCTTACGGCGTCACTATCAACGACACCAAGTTTTACACGGCTGCACAAACCCTCGTGCCCTCGGGCTCGATTTCGATGTTTGGGGGCGCGGCTGCGCCGACAGGTTGGCTTTTGTGCAACGGGGCCTTGGTCAGTCGCACGACTTACGCTTCACTTTTTACGGCGATTGGAACGACCTTCGGCGCGGGCGACGGGTCCACGACTTTTGGTTTGCCCGACCTTCGCGGTATTTTCCCGCGCGGTGCAGGGACAAACGGAACCTTGACCAACGCGGCGGGCACGGCATTTGCGGCAACTCTTGGCTCTTACGTGAATGACCAAATGCAAGGCCACGGTCACACGCCAACAATCAATGGTGCGGCTATTTACAGTGCAGCGACGAGCGGTTCGGGGGCGAACAACGTCAACAACACAAATGGCAACAACACGGGCGGGAATCAATGGCTTATGACAACTCCGAATTTGAACACCGGAAGCGGAACGCCACGCGCGGGGGGCGAAACTAACCCCGCCAATTTGGGCGTAACTTTCATTATAGCGACGTGAGGTAAAGACGATGACAAGAGCACTTGATTCAAACGGCGATTGGACTTTCGGAAGCGGAATCAACAACTATTTGACCGGCAACGCCGAAATCGCCCAAAACATCCAAACCCGCTTGCAGGCCTTTCTCGGCGATTGTTTCTTTGACATGGGTTCCGGTATAGACTGGTTTAATTTGCTCGGCGGCAAAAATCAACTTGCCTTGCAACTCGCGGTCGCCGCCGTCATACTGAACACGACCAATGTGACGGGGGGCCTGCAATTGTCATTGACTTATTTGCCGCAAACTAGGGCGTTGTCGATTGTCTACAAGGTGCAAACGACTTACTCGCAGCTTTCCAACACTTTTCAATATGACTTGAGTCTAATTTAGGGGGACACGTGCCAAATTCACTTACTACAACAGGCTTGACGGTCGTCACTCAATCCGAGTTGGTCACGCGGTTCACTGCGGCCTATCAAGCCATTTACGGTTCAAGCATCAACTTGGCGTCGAACACCCCCGACGCTCAAATGATGATGATTTTCATTCAAGCGACTTTGGACAACGCCAACTTGCTTTCGCAAAGATATTCGTCTTTCGACCCGAACACGGCGGTCGGCGTTCAGCTCGATCAACGATGCGCAATCAACGGTATTCAACGGCAAGCGGGCACGTACACGACAACGAACATCACGGTTGTCATGTCCCAATCGGTCAATCTTTACGGTCTTGACCAAACGGCGCAGCCGGTCTATACGATTTCGGACAACGCCGGGAATCAATGGCAACTTCAAACCACACAACTTGGCGTGACCGGCACGCAAGTCTATGTCTTTCAATCGGCGACGCCGGGCGCGGTCCTCACGACCCCGAACACAATCACGGTCCCGGTCACTGTTGTTCTTGGCGTGACCTCGGTCAACAATCCGACGACTTACCTTTCACTTGGAATCAACGCCGAAACCGACGCGGCCTTGCGAGTCAGGCGCTCGCAATCCGTTCAGCTCGCGAGCCAAGGTTATTTTCAAGGCTTGCTCGCGGCCCTGCAAAACATTTCGGGCGTAACCGGCGCTTTCGTCTATGAGAACACAACCGGCGCAACAAACGGGCAAGGGGTTCCGGGTCACTCCATTTGGGTCATCGTCGCCGGTTCAGGCGCCGCCGCTTCGATTGCAAACGCGATCTACACCAAGCGAAACGCCGGGTGTGGAATGTTCGGCGCGCAAACGTACACAATCACACAAGCCGACGGAAGCTCGTTCGTTGTAAGTTGGGACAACGTCGCCCAACAAAATCTTTTCATCAACTTTATCGCCACGTCGGTCAATGGAACCACGCCGCCGAACATCGCAGCCGTGCGCACGGCCTTGCAAACGACGTTCGCACCGGGCGTCTATTCCGAGGTCAACATCAATCAACTTGCGACCTTGGTTCAACAGACCGACCCGAACACCTTGGTGACGGCTGCGGGCTTTTCGCTTGCGCTCGTGCAAACGCTTACCCTTTCAGGCATTGCGGCGTCGGGCACTTTCGTTCTCAATTACAACGGCAACGCTTCCGCTGCGATCAACTGGAATGACTCGGCGGCGCAAATTCAAACGAAACTCCAAGCCGTGACCGGCCTCGGGGCCGCGACGGTTTCCGGTTCGATTGCGAGTCAATCGCTCGTCGTTACCCTCAACATCACGGCCAATACGGCGGCGGGTCTTCTCTATGCGACCGCAAACAGTTTGCAAACGGGCGGCGCGGTCGCGATCACGTTCGCATACAACGAGGGCTATGCGAACACGTTGACGCCGACTTCGCAAAAATACCAATTTACGGTCTTGAGCGCCAACATTGTCATCACACTCAACAACTCGTCTTCGCTTCAACTTTCGCCGCTTACGCCGTCGGTCACGCACTCAACCGGCACGCAACAATTTACGGCTGCGGGCGGCTACGGCGCTTACACTTGGTCGCTGTCGGTCAACAACTCGGGCGGCTCGATCAACTCAAGCGGCCTTTACTCGGCGGGCGCGACCCCGAGCACGGACACGGTCAAGGTCGTGGACGTGTTTGGAAACGTGCAAACAACGAATGTGACGGTGATCTAAATGACGCCTTTGCAGCTCATACAATATTACGCGGGACTTTTGATTCTCCAATATTTGCAAAAGCCAAAGGCGTTTGCGACGGCGCAATGGCTCGCCTCGCAAGCGATCTTGCCGCAAACGAGCGCGCAACTGATTTCTTTCGGGACCACGCCAACGTCGGGCACTTTTGTTCTCAACTTCTTTCCTTTTGGTGTGAACCAAACGACATTGCAAACCGCTGCGGTCAATTGGAACGACACCGCAGCTCAAGTGCAAACGAAACTTCAAGCCCTTTCGGGTCTTGGTTCCGTGACCGTCGCGGGTTCGATCACGTCAACGGCGGGGCTGACCGTCACGTTCACGGGTGTCACGCCGGTCGCGGCCCTCTTGACCATTACCTCGAATTCGCTTCAAGCATCCGGCAACACTATCACGCCGACAATCGCCGAAACCGACATCGTGTTGCCGCTTGCCGTGGCCAACGCATACAACCTTTCGACCACGCTTGGCGCAACAGCCGTTGGAGTTTGTCTCGACACGCTCGCAAAATATGTTGGTGTTACGCGCACGGGCTCTCTTTCAACCGGCGCGATCACGCTTTCAGACTCGGACTTTCTTTCGCTCATTCAGTTCGCGGCCTTGAAAAATTCGGCGGGCTCGGACCTAAGTTCGATTCAAAGTTTGATTCACAATTTTTTTCCGAATCAAGTTTTGGTATTCGACTATGCCAACATGCAAATGAGTTATTTGATTTCGTCGAGTGTCGGAAGTCAAAACTTGGCGAAACTTCTAGTGGCCGAAAACGTTTTGATGCGGCCAATGGGCGTGGCTCTTGGGGCCACGATTTACAATTCGGTCATTAACAAGTTTTTCGGGTTCCGCACGTATTTGCTCGTGGGCGTGAACAACGAACCGTTCAACAATTACACAAGTTACAATCAAACGTGGCCTTGGGTTAGCTATTCCATGGCACTGACCACGTTCTAAGGGGGAGAAATGGCAAGACTCGCGCGGTACACACAACAAGTTTTCGGAAGCACGGCGGGTGCGAATCAAATGGCCGAATTTGGTTCGCTCGCTGCGGGAAGTCCAACGACTTACTCGGGGAGTACAATCACCCCCGCGATCATTCAAACCCTTTCCAACTATTTGTCGGGTTGGCTGTCGGCGGTCGTCGGCGCAAACTCGCCCGCAATTGAGGACATGAACGCCCTTTGTTACCTCTTCGCCTATCAATTGAGCTATCTCATGCAACTCGGCGTGTCCGAGTGGGACTCGGGCACGACGTACTACATCGGAAGCGTTGTCCAAGACGGCGCCGGAAACTTGTTCGTGTCCCTCACCAATGCAAATCTCAACAACGCACTCACAAGTGCCGCGAATTGGCGCGGGTTCACGAAATCAATGAACCTCATTGCCGTGGCCGTCACAAGCGGCACCTATGCCACACCTTACACGATGTTGAGCACGGATGCGGGCAAATGTTTCTTGGTCAATTCAGTCAACGGCGCAATGCAATTCAACTTGCCCGCGCCTGCGTCGATGCCTCAAGGGTTCAACTTCGTCGTCAAAGACAGCGGACAAAACGCGAGCACAAACAATATTACGATGCACCGAAACGCAGCGGAAAATTTTGAGGGGCTCGCAGCCGACTACGTCATTCAAGCGTCGGGCGGCGAGTGGGAGATTTCAACCGACAACACCAATTGGTTCATCACGGGGAGATAGAAAATGGCACTAGCAAGAAAGACATTTACAGCAAACGGAACGTGGACCGCGCCCGCAGGCGTGAATTTCGCAACAGTGATCGGTCAACCGACCCTCACCCCTATCGTCTTTAACCCCAACGTCACAAACGCAATAATTTGTAATGACGGCGCGGTCTATACTTGGGGGTATGGTGCGATTGGCACTTTGGGCAACGGCGGAAGCGTTGCGGTTTCTCAACCCGTTGCGGTTTTGAATTCGGTCACGACGAGTTTCAATCAACTCTTTGCGGGTTTCGACGCGGGCACTCCCTGTTTTATCGGAATCAACAATGCGGGCGATGCTTATTTTTGGGGCGGGACCGCGAACGGCGAAGGCGGCATCGGAAGCGTTGTGAGCACAAGCTCGCCCGTTCCGGTTCTCGGCGGTCTGAAATGGTCATCTATTTCAATCAACGGGTCTTCGGGTCTTGGTCAATTGACGTTGGGCCTCACTATGGCGGGTGTCGCTTACGGTTGGGGCAACAACCTGAACGGCATACTCGGAATCGGAAACGCCACGCCGCAAAGCTCGCCGGTCGCAGTTCTTGGCGGTCTGACTTTCAAGCAATTGATTGCCGGTTACAACACGGCCATTGGACTCACAACTGCGGGCGCGGCTTATTGTTGGGGACTGAACACTTCGGGCCAACTCGGAAACGGAAACGTCACAACATCAAGCTCGCCCCAAGCTGTTCTTGGCGGGCTAACTTTCGTTTCAGTTGCAGTCGATCAACAATCGGTTTCAGCGAGCACGACATGTTTTGGACTCACCGCTGCGGGCGCACTTTACGCTTGGGGCGTAAACACTTCGGGCCAACTCGGGGTTGGCGATGTCAACCCGCGAAGTTCGCCCGTTCTTGTTCTCGGCGGCTTGACGTGGAAGTCGGTCACGGTCGTCAACGGTTGTGTGCTCGGACTCACAACAGCCGGTGTTGCTTACGGTTGGGGTTCCAATTTTGTCGGTGTGATTGGAAACGGCAACATCACGCCACAAAGCTCGCCGGTCGCGGTCCTCGGCGGCTTGACCTTTTCGCAGTTACTTCTCAACCCGGTCGCCAACTTTGCACTCGGACTCACAACAGCCGGTGCCGCTTACGGTTGGGGCGCAAACGCAAACGGACAACTCGGAACGGGCGACGTTACGGCTCGAAGCTCACCCGTTGCAGTTCTCGGGGGCCTTAGCTTTTCACAATTGGTGATTGGAACCTCTATCAATTCGTCTTACGGAATCACGACGAGCCCCACGGCGCAAGTTTACGCTTGGGGCGCGAATACCTATGGAAACTTAGGGACGAATGACGTGACCCCACGCAGCTCGCCGGTCGCAGTTCTTGGCGGTCACTTACCGAACCAAGCCCCGCCGCAAACGATAAAACGACTTGCGGTCGTGCCGGGGACGGCTTATGCGATCACTCTTCAAAACGGCATTGGTTATTTCGGGTCAACTCAAATTGCCCCGGCGCTTTCGCAAATGATTGTTGAGTTTGAACAATAAGAACGGTAAAGACGGGGTTAGGGGGTCAAAATGAATGTCAAACAAATTACACCTGAAACCCGTTTTAAAACGAGTGATAGTCTTTACATTCCAATCACTCATGTTCCGATTTTTCGCACTCACCTTGCAGTTCAAAACGGTGTCGAAAAGAAACTACTGTTCAAAACGTGGGGCGGTCTTGGCGATCAAATTTGCGCCGAACCGACCTTGCGTTGGGCGGTAAAGACTTTCAAAAATGCGCGGGTCTTTCTTGCAAGCGAAAAGCCCGAGCTGTTTCAGCATTTACGCTTTGAGAAAGTTTTCGACGTTCGACACGTGATTCCGCATTGGGGTCAATACCTCGTTTTTGAAACCATTCAACCGCCCGATGACTCGAATCTTGTGTGGCAATTCTTTTCTCACATGCTCGTCAACTGCGTGGACTTCCCTTCGCTTTGTGCGCTTCGCTCGCAGCTTCCGGTCGAAGAGCGCGAAATTTTTCTAACGCCTAAGATCGCGCCGTCAAGTCACGTGCCGGAACTGTTGAAAGCCCCGACCGTGCTCATTCACGCCGGTCGGCATTGGGACTCGAAAACCTTTCCGAAAGATTGGTGGGACGATTGCTTGTGCGGACTCGTGAAACTTGGACTTCGCCCAATCTTGATCGGCGCCGACACGGACGACAACCGGGGGACTGTCGATGTTAACACGTCCGGCTGTCTTGACCTGCGCAACAAACTCACCATTGAAGAGTCGAGTTGGCTTTGTCAGAGGGCCGACGTGGTCTTGACCAACGACTCGTCGCCGCTTCACATGGCCGCGAGCCGTAACCCCGAAGACGAGGCGACTGGCAAGACTTGGATTGGTTACATTGCGACGTGCAAACACCCCGATTTCATCACTCACTTTCGCCGCCCGCCCAGTTCCGCGAACGTCGTGTGGCAATGGCGTGAAGAGAATCTCGGACTCGGCGGCATGTGGGACGTTGTGGACCAGTGCCCGAATCAAGAAAGCACGGTTGAAGTCGATAAAGTTGACGAGTCTTTACTGCGGTCTTGGCTTCCAAAGCCTGAACGTGTTA